CGCACCATGCCCCATCGCCTATGTTTGGACACAGGAAAGACCTCGGTGTGGCACCAGCCACGGTATTGTAGTTGGTATCTACAGCAACCCCGGATTGTGCTGTGCCGTTTGATCCTTGAACCCCGTACTGGTTGGAGATATAAAGGGTCGCGCCTCCTGCCACGGATGTGTTCGTCGCTAGTGCCGTAGCCGAGGACGAACCATTAAATATGATCCCGTCGAAATTCAGGCTATTTGTCCCGGTGGCCGCCAGGACCGTGCCAGCGCCCGAGCCATCTTCCTCTGCTGTGATAAATAATCTTTCTCCCGGTGCTCCACTTATACCGTTAGCATTAAAGGCGTTGTTGAACTGCACGCATCCACCGCCAGGGCCGATGTGGTTGCAGTAGACAGTCAGCGAGCCGCCGTAGAGTATCCCGTTGCCGTTGAACACAATTCCATAATTCGATCCCTCCGCGGCTAGCTGAAACTCGAAGTTGTTGTAGCCGAAAGAGTAACTGCTGTCTCCTGAGTTCTGATTGAAAAGCACACCGGTCGTGCATTGCCGCTCAAGATTTACGCTGTAGGATCGGTTTCTTTCCGTAAAGAGACCCGTTGCGGAGTTATCAAATTCGAGACAGGTAGCCGCATTACCGGACCCGCCATAGGGCTCAAATTGTAGATCGTGAAGCGTGTAGCCGCTCGCGCCGTTGAAGTGCATAAGAACTTGATTACTGGCCCCGCTGCCGTCGATTTCAAAACTTGAAACCCCCGATGCGATCGAACCGACGGTCGTAGGGTTCATGGTGAATTGAAAACAGTCACCCGCTACCGTGCAAGTGATGATGGTGGCGTTCTTGCCATATCCAGTAATCGATATCTGCGGGGGGATGTTTGTGCAGGCCGTGGTCATCGTCAGCGAGGTGGAGTTGGGTAGCTGGATTACGCCCCCAGTCGAACCGAGAGCAGTGACTGCCGAGTTGCACTGCGCTCCAATCTCGGAAGCGGAGGATAAGTAGAATACGTTTTGCAACTGCGCAAGTCCTGCGATGGTCGTGGTGGGGGTTCCAGAAACGAGCGGGGTACTGCCAAGGGTGTAATTACCAGTGCCGATTGACTGACCCGGCACGCCGTTACCTCCAGTGCCCTGCGCGAGAGCCATACCAGATGCCAGGAATACGAATAGCGCTAAGCTACGGAGAGACATTTACGACTCCTATGTTCTCCGGCACCAGCGTCGTCCCGGTATACGAATTGAATGTTTGCATCGAGCAGGTATTTGCCTGCGATGGATATGGAGAGCACGATGGGCCTACGCAAATTCCCCCATGGATTGCGGCGGCCCAAGTCCATGCGTAGACCGTGGACCCTTCACATATCTGCATAGCCAAGCGACTTCCGGCCGCGATACCTGTCACGGTTGCCGTAGCGGCGGAGGTTAGGGTTATCGTTTGCAGTGGGCCGTTCGCCAGATTGATGACTGGTGTACCGGAAGCGGTAATCGTGTAAGGTGATGCGCCGCTACTCGTTACGCTGCAGCTTCCCCCCAACTCGCAGGGCGTACTGTTGATGGTGATGGCCTGCTGGCCGGTGGTGGCTGGACCAACCCCGTAAGGGGAAATGGAACTCAGGAGATTTCCGGGAGTGAGCGGAGCTACTGGAGCGACAACGAAGCCGCCAAACCAAAAGGCTCCCGTCGCCCCGATCGGAGTGCGTGCAGCCACGGCCAGGTAAGCGCTGCCGGATGTAGTCGGCGTGCAAGTGAACGAGTAGAGCGTCCACGTTGTCGTAAACGCTGTGGGTGATATGTTGGTGCAATAGTAGGCCGGGATCGACGTATCTTGCAGAACAAATGTCGGCAACCCAGTGAACGTGCCATCTCCCTTACCCCAGAAGCTGGCGATGTAAGTCTGCCCCGCCGTGAAGCTAACTGCTGAACCATACTGCAAACCATTAAACCCGACGCCAGTATCAGAGTTCGCGGTAATGTCGACTTCTTGCGAGTATGTGTAGCCGGGTGGTGGCGACGAGTTGGTGCGCGTGAGGGTGCAGGTAATAGAACCGAAGCATCCGGTAACGTAAAAGTCGGTTCCGATTGTGCTGCTCCCGGTGGAGAAATTACCTAAGCCACTCATCACATCGCTGCCCACTGATTGGAGCGTGGTTCCGGGAAGTGCCGGGGGTTGAACATAACCCGGGTTAGAGTAATAGGTGGCGACAAGTGGCTGAGCGAGAAACGATAACTCAACTCCAGCCGACGTGTCATTGACCGTGTTGGCATAGGAGCCGAAGATGTTGCTGATGTTGGTCAGGCTTACGTTGGCCACACTGCCGGAGCTGTTCGACGCAATCTGCACCATCGCCGAACCGCCCGTTACACCCGTCGACACAATACTGTCAACGCTACAATTCTTGCAATCAGCAATGCTTATCCCAATCGATGATGGTGTCCCACCACCATGTTGTCGCTCTATTCCCACATCCTTAATGTGGATATCGCAGGCAAGAGGCGACCCGGTTCCGTCTCCTTCGATGACAATCTCTGGACTGCCTCCGAGAGCGTGCTCGATCTGGTCCCCGGTTACCCAGATTGGACCCACGTTGCACCCACCTCCACCTGTTCCCTGAATGATCAGAGGGGTTCCGGTGATAGAGTCCACTCCATCAGAGACGTTCAGCCAGTTATTGGTGATCTGAATTGATCCGCTGTCTAGAATCATCATGCAAGCCGTGTTGCACACGCTGATGGTATTGCCATCAAATGAGGTATTAGCATACGTGTGGCTGGCGTAAATCAAGCCTTTCGATACTGTCGCACCGGCGGCTCCGTAGATGCAAAGCCCATTGGCGGTGAAATTCTCCTGCGTCCCATCGGTGTGCGCTGGCCCAACGATGGCTGTCACGCTTGCACCGCTTGCCAGATGAATCCCGCCAGCATTGGTGCATTGCCCCGCTCCTGGCCCAAGAAGCATGCTCCCGTTGTCCAGCGGGAAGACGATTCCCCCGTCTGATTCGGTGATGGTCAACGTGGAAGTTGGGTCTTGGAGCGTGATTACCTGCTTTGTCGGCGTGCTGCATGGGACACTCGCTGCGATGGTTCCCGTCAATCCAAGCAGGTTGATCGTCCCACCAGCCGCAGGTAGCTGTGTACATGCCGCGCGAATCCACGCATCCGCAGTCGTTCCCGAGCACCATGAAGGCGCAGGCGAGAGGCCGCACGAAGCTGGATAGACTTCGCCGTTGATGTTCGGCGCAAACAAAGTTCCGTACATCGTCCCGCCGGATAGGGGCAATCCACTGCCGCTGATAGTCACTGCAGCATAGGCCGAGCCGCCCCACTGATACCACGTGTACGGGGTAGTCGTGATGTCGACCAGTGGCATGCTGGTGTTGCCATGTACGGAAGCGATGACCGTTGCGGCGTTTCGCGGCTGAATCAGTGCGTACCATTCCGCGTTGAGAATGACGCTGTTTGGCCCTGCAATACCTTGCTGGTTTGCTGTGATTGCCTCTTGCAGGCCGCCTGTTCCGGAGGTCAGATAGAACGGCGGCACGTGCGTGTAAGTCGTGGCCATGTTGATGACGCACTGCCCGATGTATACGCTGCTTGGGGTGGCTACTTCTGTCAGCGCGGGATTTGAATCAACGATCTTTACTGCAGTGCCGACACTGAAGGCATCAAAGTTCTTGTTTCCACCGCTCACCTGGCATGTAGCGGGCGGGAATTGGAAAGCGCCTGTGCTCTGGCTGGCAACCTTGAACTCGCCGTATTGCGAAGCGATGATCTGGCCTTCCACGTTCTGTGCCTGCACATGCGTGCAGCACAGCAGGAAGATCACGAACGCCAGAAGGCTTTTAATGGCAGCTCCATGTCGACCCGTTCGAAATGGCGATCATGTAATCCGACCCGCCCCCAGTGCAAGTTCCCGGAGTGAAGGTGGTTGCATCAGTGACCGTAACCTGTGCCCCTGCACCAGAAGTTGATGCGGAGGGCAAAGCAGCTACCGTGTAACCGGTCGTCTTAATGATTTGCGCGCCAAGAACGGAGTTACTGAAATTAGCCTGACATTGACCCGTCGACCCAGTGGAGCAGGCAAAGTTGAGCGCGGTTACGGGGTTGGTTCCAGCGCCGATCTGGTTGGTAATTACCCAGTTGCTAAGGTGAGCCGTCGAGTTGTAGTAACTGCCCGAGAGGGTAATGTTCCCAGAGCTGTAATTCGTTCCGCTGGTAGCCGTGCCCAGCGTATTCGCCGTGATGCTCACCGAGCCGATGCTGGACGGGTTGAAGGTTGTAGCATTCAGGGTCCCGATATTTGCTGTGGTCGCGTTGATGATCGGCTGCCAGTCGCCCATGGCCTCGCCAGCGGAGAGGTCGTTTCCAGTAACCACCAGCCCGGATGGAGCTTTCGTTGCCCAGTCGGAAGTTGCGGCGATCGTCCCGGACTGAGTTACAAACTCTTGCCAGTCAGCCGCGGTCGTCCCTCCGGAAAGAGAGGCAGAGGTCCCAATCGTGACCTGAGCTAATGCACTTGCGAAGTAATAGACCGCGTTTCCCTTCGCGGTAGCGCCATAAGAATGTGTTCCAGATACCGCGCATCCCGTGCCCGCAAACGGCTGGTTGAACTGAAACCCCTGGTTATAAACGTTGTCGAGCTCCGTGCTTTCATAGGTATCGTTCGCGCAGATGGTCGCGATTCCGTTGGTAATAAAGCTGGGATGGATGTGGATGTGGTGCGTGTCCCCGCCATTGTCATAGATCCCGGCGCCGTAAGGGCTGCTGGCATAGATGGTGATGTCTTTGAGCGTCGAGTCCGAGGCGTTATTGTAGATGCCCCACTGCACAGGGAAGTAGCTGTAGGCGGCAACGTCGATGGTTCCCGAGCAACCTGTTCCTCCTGATGTCGGGGCCGCTACGGCGGTTATGACCCCGGAGACAACGGTGAATGGATTGCCTGACCATGTCGGCATGACTGTGCAGGGCTGGAAAGACGTACCCCCTTTGTATCCGTTGATTTGCAGGTAAAGAATGTTGTTGGCGGCGGCCGGTAGGTACCCAGACCCACCATTGACAAGCGTGAACGATGTCAGCGTGGTGCCGGTCAAGTTCGCGGTGATCGTAGCCGTATTGTGATTTGTGGGCGAAGTGCCCATGGTGATGTTGTTTGGATAGACCTGAAATCCGTCGCCGCCCGATTCACCGAAACGTGCGAAGAAGTTCCCCGAGTTCCCCGTTCCCAGAGGTGCAGGGTTGTCCCACTGCATGTTGTCGAAATGGCTTTGATTCAGCGCTCCCAGGTCGAAGATCGAGGAGGCTACTTGATTCGGCTCCCAGTAGGCGTCTGACACGTCAAGAAAGGTAAACGCTCCACCTGTGGCACGCTGCACCATGGGCACGGCAGCCGTGCCGGTGAAATTCCAGGTGCCGCAGAAGATGCCGCAGCTTTTGATGTTGACCGAGTAGAGGCCGCCGGGCTCAATCCAGCCAGTCATATTCCAGCTACCAGAGCCAGCGCGCAAGGTCTGCTGCTTGCTAGTGGCGGCCGCCTTACCTGCCGCGCTAGCGAAGGCGCAATCTGCTTGCGTGGTGGCGTCAGAGGTTGCTTTTGGCCACCATACCGTAACGTTGCTGGTCGGAGTGACCGAGGAATTCGGGTAGGTGATGGCTACGTAGTTTCCCCCCGAGTAACTCACGTTCTGGCAGAGCGGGTAGTTCGTCGCGGTCACCCATGCTACCTGCGTCTGACCGATTCCCGTATATGGTCCGCCAGTGAATCCCTCGACCCAAATTTCATCGTTGAGGGAGTTGATGTTTAGCGTGGTGTAATTCGAGTTGGTGACTTGCTGCTGGATGTATTGGGTTTGCGCTGTGCCGAATGACACCGGGACGCCACCCGGAGCGAAGGTGGTTCCTGCTCCCGTAGACAGAGGGGTCTGATATGCGGCCGTGGCTGTCTGCGGACCAAAGTAGTCAGTACCTACTGTAGCTGCTGCCGCCGAACCAGCAACCCCAGCACCCTTGAGGAGTGCCACCGTGTTTGGGATGGACGCGGTCGCCGAATTGCCCAGCACGAACGCGTCGGTCGCCACCTTGGTCGTGTTGTCGCCTGTCGTTTGAGTCGTTGCTGTTGTGGTGCCGGGCAGGGCCCCTGGAACAAGAAAGTCTGTGCCTGGAACCGCTGGAATTACTCCGTTAGCAGCGCCGTTGCCCTTCAGCAGGTTGCTGGTGGCTGGAGTGTTTGCGCCGCCTGTTCCATTTGCCGCGTAGGCCGAACCATTCCAGGTGTAAGACGTGTACGGAGTCGTGGTTACGTCCACTAGGCCCAGCGTGGTGCTTCCTTTGACCGCAGCAATCACAGTCGCTGGATTACCGGGCAGCACCTGCGCATACCAGTCAGCGTTCAGGATGACGGTATTTGCGCCGCCTGCCTTCGAGAGCCCGTTGATCAGTGCTTCCTGCAGGCCGCCTGTGCCTGATGTCACATAGAACGGCGTTGCATGAATATGGCTTGTCGCCATCGATATGGTGCAGGCGTTTATCTGCACTGAGGACGGCGTATCGATCTCGTTCAGCAGGGGGTTCGAGTCAACAATCTTTACCGGCACACCCACGCTGAACGCATTGAAGTTCTTGCCACCACCAATCACCTGGCAGCTGGCCGGCTCAAATTGCAGCGATCCGGTGGCGATGCCTGGGACTTGGTATGCGCCGAACTGCGAAGCAATGATTTGGCCTTCGACATTTTGGGCATAGCTATCCTGTCCGAGCAGGCACGCAGCGGCGATCGCCAGAAGAGCGAGGAGTTTTTTCATCGAATCGCTAATTTTGTTCGGTCAGCTACGCCCTGCGCGCCTGCCCACGGAGAAATGAGCGCAGTCAGGCAGAGCGCCAGGAACAGCACTGCTTTCTTCAACATGGGTTTTCCTTTTTTCCCCTGAAACTTGATTTAGAGCGAGTGATTCTCAATTACTGAATCTTGCTGCCGCTGATACTAGCGCCTGAACTGGCCGAGGCCGTCAAACATCCCGGCGTGACTAATCCAGCCGGCAGATTGACGTTGCACAGCCACTGCGGAAAGAGCGGGTCGTATCTGCTGATGGGGCTCGGCGTTTGGTATCCGTAGGGCTTGGCCAATGTGGCTGTTGGCATAAAATTGGCGATCACGGTTGCCATGCAAGCCGGAACACTGGCATAGCTACCGCATGAGGGGACTCCTGGAGCAACTGCGCTAGAGAAAGAGGGGCTCGTGCCGACTATATTATTCGGCCCATACGAGAACCCGGTCGAGCTGGTTATGCCCTGAGTTGTCCCGCCAACTGCGTAAATGTAATCCTGGTACACGTGGTCGGTGCCATTTCCGCTACTCACGGAAAAGCTGTATACCGGAGTGGTACCGCCATTGCACCCATTTGTTGCCGAAGTCGCGACTATGTTTTGAAACGATTCGATATTGAATGCTTCGTAGATAAGCGTCTCGCCGCAAACAAAGGCCGCATAGGTTGGCCGGGTATCAAGGTTGTTTCCCCAGATCGTA